CTGGCTTGATTCAGGGCCTAGAGCGTCTGTGATCTGCTGATATACCGGAGTGTTGGCCTTCAGGCCCTGGTATGTTTTGGCAAACTCCGAGAAACCGAATCCCCCCCTCTCTGCCCCGCGCATGGAGCGGGTTGCCGCCGAAAGAGCGGTTGATACAACCTCTTTTTTGAGGTCATCCGGGACAATCTCCATGAGGTTCGAGAAATCAGCAGAACCCCCCTTGCTTGACCCGGATATTGCCGCCCGCATCTTCCCGGCGAGATCCCCATTCACATTGTCACCAAAGTTGGAAACGATAAGATCCCCAAGCGCTTTATGTTTGGCCGTCAGAAGGTTAGCAGAACGGAGTTGCTGTTCGAGTTCCGGGGAACCCACGTTTGAAACAGTCGCTAATTGATCCTCCGCAAGTGCCCCGTAAAGCTGTTTGAGTGTTCCTGCGTCCATATTCCCATAGGTGGAATCCTTCCCCGCGATAGCCTTGCCGATGAGACTCTTTTCTCGGATTATTCGACCGTAGGTAGCGCCGTCAGGGTCGTTCACCATACCCATCAACCGTCTTTCCTGCGTGGTAAGCCCATTTGGGCCAACTTCGTTCAGGTTTTTTTGCAAGAGGGCAGACAGGTTGTCGGTGACGGCTGGGGATGTCCTGGGGACACTTTCATCCACTGTTTGGTAGAGGTTACTGGCTTCATTGGCCATAGTTTGACGGGTTGAGACGAGCCTATCCCTCACCTTCTGGGATACGACTCCAGGGCTTACCGTGCCGCCCTCATAGGTTGCTCCCAGGGCATCCTTGGTCACTTGGTCGGCTTGGTCTACGGCGTTTGAGACGGTATTCCGCCACCCGGCTTCAGCGGCACTACCGGCAGCGGATCGGGTAAGACCTGCGGCAGCACGGATCTGCGGGTTATCCGCGAATACATCCTGGGGGAGCTCGATCCCGAGTCTGGTGGCTGACGCCGCAGCTTTGGGATTATACGATGCCATGTCTGCAATCTGCTGCTTCGCAGCGGTGGCCGCAGATCCCGAGCCTGAAGACGCCTTTTTGATGAGTGTCCCGAGGTCTGTTGGAGAGATTTCGGCCGACACAGGGGCCGTAACCGGGGCGGTCGGATGTTCTGCCGCCGTGGGCTCCATGGGTGATGCCCCGATGGGGGATGAGGATATTTTGGGTATGCGAGCCGCGAAGGGAGCGCCAGCGATCACTGACCCAGCCAGGCCAGCCCCCATCTGGGCCAGGGGGCCGCCTCCAGCCTCTGCTGCTCCTTGTGACGCAACGCCGCCCCCGGCTGCACCGGCAAGTTGGACAGCGGGCTGAGATGACAATGCCTTCCCAACGGTTTGTGCCGCTGGAGAGAAACCCTGGCCAGCGAGTGATCGACCGAGCCCGATTTGGCCACCAGCGCCGGCCATCGTTGAAACACCCGCTTGGACCATGCGCTCAGCGGTCGTTTTGGGCTCCGGGACTCCAAGGCTGGTAAGCAGATGCTGGACTGCCTCTGTCGGCATCTGATATTTGGTCCCGAACATGCGGTTGATGCCACTAACGAGGGGGTCGCCAACGAGCTGTGCGCCACCCACTGCCGCAGCACCGGCCGCAGCACCAGGTATGGCACCTACGCCGGCAAAGGGCGCGCCAACCGCTGCGCCAAGAGCGGCACCTGCCGTAACCGGGGCCAAGCCCCTTACGCCAGCTCCAGCCAGTCCGCCAACGGATGTGCTGGGAGGAGCGGTATCCTGCCCGTTGGTGAGCCCCATTCGGCGGCCTACGGCATCGAACCATCCAGGCTTCCCGGCATTCCCCTGATCAGGGCCATACCAGACGCCGCCATCGGGGCGCTGGACGCTCGGCTTGCCGTTGAATGTGGTCACGGGCTTGACTTGGGATTGCCAGTCTGACTGGGGCTGCTGCTGGACCGCAGGGGCAGTAACCCCATGTTGGGCCATAAGCGCGTCCAGAGGATCAACCTTTATTCCGTGCTGGGCCATGAGGTCATCGAGAGGGTCGCTCACTGTTGCCCCCTTGCCGCGAGGGCCGCCTGGATCTGGGCTTCAGAGACACCCTTGGCTCGGAGCGCTTGGACTTTGGCTTGAGTCGTGGGGTCCATAGGGGGGGATTGCCTTTGCTGTTGGTTGCCAGCCTGGGGGCGCACCGGGGGCACTGGCTGCTGGCCAGGATACCCTTGTGGAGTCCCTTGGCCGCCCGGGGCGCCGCTCCCCAGGCTCATCGGCTGGAACTTCGCCCCGTAGGAGTTGTTGATAGATGAAACCTTCCTGGAATACAGGTCTGCGGCATTTGCCGTGATCTGAGTATGCAGTTGGTCAATGTCATCAAGGACGTTGGCAGGAATGGACGCACCAGAAGTGGCCTTCCCAAAGAACGACCGGACCTTGTCCGCCATCGACCCGGCGCCACCATAGGACTCAATCTCGCTCATATTCACGCGCTTGACACCGCGCCCGGTGTTCAGCGTTAGGACGCCCTCCACTGGGGAGTATGCGTAGGCAATCTTGTTGCCGGATCGGGCGAGGTTGGTGAACGTCTGCATGTCGTTGGCTGCGCTCTGCGCCTCGGCGTTGGCTTCACTGGCCTTGTTATAGTCAGCAATGGCCGTAGGCACCAAGTGCGGGGGGACTTGACCCACGGCGGCCGGGTTCATCGCCATTTGGGCTTTTGCCTTGGCAACCTCCGTGGCAACAGCCACGTTCACCTTGGACCCCACAACTGATGGGTTCGTCTCCTTTTCGATGGTTCCCAACTGGCTACCGGCCTCGGAAACAACCTTCTGTGCCCCCTCGATATTCCCCTGTTGGAGGTAGAAATTGACCAGATTATGGGTCCGCACGTTCAAGGCGTCATTGCCCTTCCCGGTGGGGATCACGTTGTCCACCAATGAATTCCACTGGTTCGGGTCGGTGGCAGTTGCGGGCATCGCCGGTTTAGGCGTCCCGCTGGACAAGTCCATCAGCGTTCCATTGACCACCTTGAAATTCGCCGCCGTGGCCCGGGCGTTTGCCGCAGTCCGTTCCGTCGCCTCTTTCATGAGCGCAGACCCGGCAGCGAGGCCATTGATTGAAGGCTGTAATTGAGCGGCAGGGACCGCCTGCTGTGGTAGTTTCCCGGCAGCCTCCACATCCTGGTATTTTCCGAGTATCCCCGAATACTTGGCCTGATAAGCCGGGTTGCTGGGGTCATAGGACGGGTCCTGTACCAAGGCGGTAAGTTCTCCGCGCATGTCATCCCGGCGCTGGAGCCCAAGCGCCTGTTTGTCCTTGGACATGGCATAGAAGTTCTTCTGGAACTCCATTTGACTGTTCCGAAGGTTCAAAAGCGTCTGGGGCGAGATACCCGCCGCTGCGCCCTTGGCTGCTACTTGGTCCAGGGCATCCGGTTTGGTGAAATCAATGGATGGATCCGACATGATTTGCCGCATCTTCTGCTGGTCCTGGAGGGCAAGTTGGTCCTGCTGAACCTTGATTCCCCCAAGCTGGTTCTGCTGCTGCATATTCTGTAGCTGCGCGAACTGGGAGGCCCGCTGGATGGGGTCCTGGAGCGGCGTAACCCCTTGGCCGGCCTGGAGTGCGATTGCGGGATCGAGTGCCATTAGAATGCCTCCCCCGTGCCGGACGCCGTGCCAGCCGGGTAAGTCTGGATGTTCTGGGCCGCCCAGTTGTTGTTTGAGTTATTCTGGAGGTTCGACAGCGTGCTGTAATTCCCATAGGCGTTCGATACGCCATTGATCCCTGAGGTGTAGGCATTAGCGACCCCAATCTGTCCGGCAGCGCTCGCCGCCCCCGCGCTGGTCAGGGTGTTGGCCATCGAATTGCTGGCCGAGGTCCCCGCGCTGGTGGTCTGTGCCCCGGCGTTCTGGCCCAGGCCGGCAAGGCTCATGAGGTTACCGATGTTGCTCTGGTATCGGTTGTAGGCGTTGCTGTATGCCTGGTTCCCCATCTGCTGGCTGTAGTTGTCCAGTGAAGCCATGTTCGACCCGCTGAGCATCCCGCCTTTGTTCGCGCTGGCCCGACTCAGGGCATCCTGGCCTTGCCCCATGGCGTATTGAGCGCTGGGGTCGGTGTATTCATTGAAATTGAAATTCCCGATCCCGTTGGAGCCCTGGAGCTGGGACAAGGCATTGTTCCGGGCATCCAACGCCGGCTGATTGTCGGTCCTGGTCTGCTGGTACATGTTCCATTGAAGCTGGTTGGCGCTATTCGCAGAATCGGCCTGCGTCTGCGCCGCGTTGCTTGATGCGTTGCTCGAGATCAGGGATCCGACAATGGACGCCCCACCGATTGCTGCTGCTACCCACGTCATGACAATACCTCCGGGATGACTCCAATTTCGTTAGGGACAACGGATTCCCGTTCCATGGCCTCCGGGTCCGTGTGCCCGTGAGGGTTCGCATGGGCGGAATACATCCATACATCCGTGTGGGCGTGGACGAGCGGCTTGGTCATGGCCTTGACAGTGGTCATGCAGGGTCCCTCCAGGGTCGTGGCTCCGTTTTCGGTGTAGAAGGTCACGCGGCCCTTGGCGATGATCAACAGGTCCTCATGGGCATGGAGTTTCCCGGTGTTCCAGGACCCAGCCGGCAAAAACACCTCGCGGGCGTAGACCCCATGCACGAACAGATGTTTGGTCGGCGAGCAGTCCACCGCTTCGGTCCCGGGCGGGACGCTGGCGATGATCTTCTCAGCCTGGTAGATGGCAGTGCGGATCTTCTCGGCGGGGGCGTCTTCAACCCCGTATCCAGACTGATGCACGTGGTGGATAATCATGGTAGCCTTTACGTGGTGAAATACCAGCCGGTGATAATGACCCATGCGGATGCAGGCCAGGTGGGTGGGTAAATTTTCCCAGAAGTTGAAATAGACCCGGTTCCATAAGACACGTTGCTGACGTTATCCACAGCGATACAGGCTCCATATCCGGCTGGAGTGGTTCGGGTGGTGAAGTTTGTGCTGTTCGTAGTGCTGGCAGTACTGGTGGTCGCCTGGACCATCATGGTAAAAAACTCGATGTTACCAATTCTCTTGAATTTTGCCGTATATGTTGGGGTGCCGACGATGGTAAGATTGGTCGCGGTGGTGGTCCAGGTCCCATCCGTCTCGGTTAGCGGGGTGGACATTACCCAGCTGGTTCCGTTGTAGAAGAGGTTGCCCACGGACAGCGACGGGAGGGGTGACCCAAGCAGCCCTGCCACGGTCGGGCTCGGGAAGGTCCCCGCCAGATCCCCGCCAGCCGGCCCCGCTGCGGGAGGGACGTCCCAGACGCCATCGGCACGGGCAAAGTTCAGGGTGCCACCTCCTGAAGCTATGACAAGTCCCTGTGCCGTTGGGGTGAAGGCATTGAGCATGGCCGTGACCTGGACCGGAGTAAGGGCCTGGGGGGTGGCGGCGGACCCCGAGCTATTCCCGATCAGGGAGGTTAGGGGCAGTGCTGCCATCTTCCCCAAGGTCACAGCTCCAGCAGAGATCGTCGTCGCAAAGCTGGACCCTCCCGAGCCAGTAACGTCACCCGTCAACGTGATAGTCGATAGGGAATTTACTACAGCTGGGCGTATACTCTGGACCAGCCATTGGGAGAACGTCTGATTCATGGTCCCTGTTTTGGGATCCACTATTGGGCCGAGAGGGACAGGCGGGATAGACGTCATGCTAACCCCTGTGTGGTCTGCATCTCTGCCCCAAACAGCGTCCAGGACACGGGGTCGGTCCCGCTGAATTCCCAGACGCGATTCCGGCTCTTGCCGCAGCGATCCCACTTGCACCGGGTCAGATAACCGCCAATTGCGCCGGATGAGGCCCAACGCTCCGCGCTCCACGTCATGCCGGCGTCATTGCTATAGCGCATCATGACCTGGGGATTGATTCCCTGTCCGGACCCGTCAAGGCCAACACCAACCTCCATTTCTAACTGGACACGGCTGAAATAGAGCGCCAGGTTGTTGTTCGCCATATGCGGGGTTCGGCGCATCCAGAGTCTGGGAGAGCCGTTGTCCGTGTTGTTGTCCTGGTCCAGGGAGTAGAGGTTTCCGGTCTGGTAGTCGCCCACCACATGGGTCCCGTTCCACCATGCGTGGCAGTCGGCAATATGCCTGGAGTCCTGGCCAGCTACGAGGGCCGCCCGCTCATGCCAGAGCCGGGAGGTAACGTCATAGCACCAGGTCACAGGGGCGCCGGGAATATTCAGACAATAAAAGCCGTGCCCGTCCTGCTCATAGCTCCAGGACGTGGCCTGTTGGAGGTTGGCGTAGCCATAGGACAGCAGTTCTTCTTCGACCGCATGCGTGCTCACCCGAACCGGTGGTGCCGCATAGCCTTGGGCCATCCATACGACGCCGGATCCATGGCGCCCATCGCCCAGCCAGAACATCTGATTCATGACCTGGCATGGGCTGTTTGGGGAACAGCACCCGACTTCCAGGATGCTGCCAGGGATCCGAGAGAGGACGATCCCCGGGGGTGCCGACTGGGCGTCATACCAGACTTCAGTCGTTTGACTCCCGAAAATCCAGACGTTGGAATGGTCCGCCATGATCGATACAATGGGATCCGAGAACCCAGCCTTGTAGGCATAGTTCGGGCTGGTTTCTACACTGGTCCCATTGTATGTCGTGAAGTCAAGCTGATTCGAAGTATAGAATTCGGCCGTTCCCGGGACGGCAAAGATGCCCCACTGGTCCAGATAGGCCACCACATTGGACCCCTGCCAGCCAGATACGTCTGCCAATGGCAAAAACTGGGTGGTGTTGGCATCGGGAGCGAAAGTCCAAACATACCCTTGCCCATCCACAACGCAGAGTTGTGCCCCATTATCGGCTATCTGGACCCGTCCTGATGCGGTCCCCAAGGTCCCCAATGGCATCCCGCTCCATGTTTCGGACACCAAATAGAGGCCGTTCCCGCTGACGCAATATAGATTCCCATCAGAAGCGGTCCATAGGCCGCGGATTGGTCCAGCGCCGATGCTCCCCAGCAGCGTCAGGCCAGGGGTCGAGGTCAGGATCCCCTTCTCCTGGTTCGCGGCGGTCCCCATCTCGTCCATTTCGGGATACAGGTTCAGACAGCGCTGGCATTCGGCCTGCCACTGGCGAAGGGTGTAGCTGCCCGAAATGAACCCTGGGATGCGGGTTAGGCCCATGTCTACCTCCCCGCCAGGAAGTCGGCCAGGGAATAGCCGATGGGGGGCTGTCCCAGGATCGCGGCGTCACACCCGAGGTAATGCACACGGTGATTCGACCGCTTGATGGCTGCACGAGCACCCAGGGCAGTCGAAAGGACCGTCTGGCCGATTGGGCATCCAGGGAATTCGTGGGACAACTCCACTGCCAGGTTGTAGATGATCGCCTTCATCCACCCGGGCGGGAGGTTGACCACATCGTTGATGGTTGCGAAAGCCGCTGCCTGGCTCCAGTAGGTCAGGTTCAGGGTTACCTGGACCGATGGGCAAGGCCAGAAAGAGATGTTCCCGGTGGGGAACTGCTGGTCGAAGTAAATTCCACGGGGGATGTTGGTCTGGGTCTGCTTCAGGGTGATAGAATTCCATTCCTCAACGGAGAGGATCTGGAGTGGGTAATCGATGGTTCCCGCACTTGCCGTGGACGGCATGGTGAGGGTCGCCACGGCAATGCCAACCGGGCGGGTGGGGACCACGATGGTTCCGGCCGGCCCGATGGTTACGCTGAACCCTTCGGTGGGGACCGTGCTGGGGGGCTGGATCAGGGTCGAAACCATGACGTTGGAAACGCTCATACCTTCCTGGGTGTTCCACTCGTCCAACATCACGTTGATGACGTTGAAAGCGTCCTGGGCCTGCTGAGGGGTGGGCGTCTCGCCTTCGGCCAACACGCCGATGATGCGATACGCTCGGTCAATCAGGTCCAGGACTTTCATACTTCACTTGCCTTTCTTGGGAGTGGCCTTGACAACCGCCGGGGGCGTGTTTCTGGGGTTCGTCCCCAGCGGAGCAACGGGTTTCCTGGTTTCGGCGTATTGCTCTTTCCGCTTTTTGGCCCAGGTCTCATCGCGCATGGCTAGCCCTTGTAATTCTTGGACGAATGGTGCTGGTGCGGGCCGGCGACCGCCTTGGCGATGCGGCCGGTGTCGCGCTTGGCCATCTCGGGATCGTGGTGGATGCCGGGTTTGCCGAGCCTCGGAACGCCCGGGATCTCGTCATCTTCCATGTCGATCTTCTTGCCGGAGTAGCCCTGGGCGTAGCTCTTCTTGGCCATCACTTCTTCCCTTTCTTGGAAGCCTTCATGAGCTTCCGGTCGGCCTTCAGGTCGGCCTTGGAGCCTTCCTTGAGGGCATGTTTCTTGTCGTAGGCATCATCCTTGCGCTTCACGGAAGCGGGGGCGCCCTTGGGGATTCCGATTTCCTTCTGTTTCTTCATGGTTTTCGCCTTTTCGGGCAACTTGAGCCCTTTTGAAGCCTTGTCCCATTCCTTGACGCCCGCCTCGCCCAAGGCTTTGTGACCAGCAGGGCTATTCACCCATCGGAGTTGGGCCTTGGACTTTGCGGGCATCGGTTAAGCCTCCACTGCGGGATCGGCGGCGGGATCCGGGGTAGCGGGATCGGCCGGGGTGAAGGTGACGGCAGCCGCAGGGTCAGGGGCGGGAGCCACGACTACGGCCCCTTCGTCCCAGTTCCGCCACCCCTTTTTCCGCGCCCGGGTTTCCTCGGATGCGTTCTGGACGATCAGATATTCCCCGGGGTTGGCCGCGAAATCCTTGTAGATCATCTTGGGGTAGTCAGCCATTGTCTACTCCGACACGCGGCAGGCGTGGTAGCCCCGGACGCCGACGAGGCCATACAGCACGTCAATGCGGGTCACTTCGGTGTCGTTCAGGACGTTTCCGCCAGTCATGACGCGGACCGCCATTTCGTCGGTGTCGAAGGTATAGCCCTCGCATCCAGCGATGACAGGCAGGGGCACGAAGGCCGCAGCGTAGGCATCGCGCTGGAACAGCAGGTTTTGGCGGTAGGCGGTGTTCGCGGAGCCCCAGAAGGTCAGGGCGGCGGAAGCGGCGGGCAGCGCAGAGCAGAACGGGATGTCGGGGGCGGCGGTGGTGATCGGCGGGTAGACCGGGATCGGCTGCTGCGTGGTGCTGGTGACAGTGACGGGCGCGGTCACCACGAACTGGCGCAGGGTGGTGCCGTAGGCGAATCCGAGCAGCGGATGGACGGCATAGACGTTGGCGATGGTGAAAATGGCGCCAGCGGCGATGGTGTTGCCGATGGTGGCACCAGCGATGTTCAGCACGGAACCCGACTGGCCGGCTGTGGCGGAAATGGTCAGTCCGGTGAGGGTCTGGGTGCCGTTGGTCAGGTAGGGGGTCGCCTGGGATTCGAAGAACTCGAAGCCCATGAACTCGCCGCAGCTGCCCTTGAGGTAGCTTTCGGCCAGGAGCCGCGAGGGATTGAACAGCACCTTGCTGGCGTCGATCAGGGCGGACTGGGCGTCAGACGACCAGATCGCCATGCGGGGCTCTTCGGGGGCCAGCATCTTTTCCAGCCACACGCGGGCGGCCGAGTAGGTCACGCTGGACGAGGGGACGGCGCCGGCAGTGCCGACGACCTGGGGGGTCCACCAGAGCGCCTGGTTGAGCAGATCGGCCTGGACGCCGGAAGCCAGGGTGCTGATGGCGGGGCGCAGGAACCTTTCCTTGAAATCGGTCAGTTCCAGGGCTCGTTCAGCGGCCGAGAACATCAGGGCCACGTGCTTGCGGGTGTTGACGGTCAGGTTGGCGAAGGTTTCCTTCTGGTCAGGAGCACTGCCACCACCAGCGAAAATCGGGCCGTTGTAGATCGCGCTCGCAGGGGGGATCTTGATCTTGACCGTCGCGCCTTCGCTGTAGCCGTCAACGTCCCGGCCGATGGCCTTTTCGCGGCTGCGGTTCAAGCCCTTCAAAAACGGCAGCTGCTCTTCGAGCATGCCGGCCGCCTCGCGGGCAATCATCTGGTGGGTGAGAACGGTATTCGCCATTGTGTTTCTCCGGGCCGGGTTTCAACCGGCGAATGGTTTAGCGGCGTCCCCTCGCAGGGCTGGCCTGGTACTGCGACTTCCGCCAAGCGAGATACTGGGCATCGGTCATTTTCGAGGGGTCACCAGAACCGGCCGGCGCATTGCCCCGAACAGGCTGGAGCGGCGGGGGCGCGGAGGTAGTGGGCCGCGTTACAGGTTTTTCGAATTGGGCTTCGATCTTGCCGAGTTTGAGCAGCGCCTTCTCTGGCGACATGGCGGCCAGATCCTTCGCTTCGTCGAGGTTCCGGCACAGGTGGTAGAGCATCTGGGGGCCGAATTCCGACTCCGAGATGGCCTTTGCCATGGCCGGGGTGATCGCCCGATTGCGCTGGAGCATCGCGGAGTCCGCGACTTCCTCGTAATCCTCAATGTCCTTCATGGCGGTTCGTTCCCGCTCGGACCATGCGGCACTGGCCGTCTGGCTCCTGCGGGCCTGGTCTTCCTGACTGCGCCTGTCGTTTTCCAGCCGCAGGGCTTCCTTGACGGCCACCTTCGCCTTATGCTCCGCGAGCGCGGCGTAGTAGTCTGCCGGGTTCTGGAACTTGGGGTCGTTGGGGTCAGGGGCGTTTTCCTGCACCACGGGGGCAGGCGGGGCCTGGCGGAGCGCCCTGTTTTCGTCGTCGCGCTGCTGAAGTTCGCGGTCGAACTTTTTGCGTTCCCGGGCCAGTCGCTTTTCGATGGCCTGGTCAACCTCGGCTTGGGTTAGGAGCTTCGGTTCTTCAACCTGAGCGACCGGCTCAGTGGCGGGGACCGGCGTTTCTGCCGGAGCGGTAATGGGTTCGTCGTTCACTGCATACCTCCAGGATTAGGCCCCTGTGAGCCGTCGAGCGGTTGCGCGGGCATGGTGCCCCCGGCAGACGGTGCCGTGCCGTTCTGACCCTGCTGTTGCTGCTGGGCCTGACTTGCTTGCAGGTTGGCCATGGCCACGTCATGGTCACGGTCGGCCTGCGATTCGAGGGTGCCGATGGTGTGCTGGAGCTCCAGTGCGGCGGATTTGCTGCCGATGGTCAACAGGGCGATGAGGCGCTTCGTCTCTTCCTGCATGGCCGTCATCTGGATTCGAGCGTCCGTTTCGGTTTGTTTGGATTCGATCTTTTGCTTCAGGGCGTCGGCAACGTCCATGAGGTGATGAATCACCTGCCCGGACTGCGCGACCTGGGCCTGAAGCTGCTGGGGGTCCGGCTTGCCCTGGTTGTCCTGGAGTTGGGGCGGAAGCATCTTCTTCAGCCGGTCGGCAACTTCAGTTGCGCCAGGGAGGTCCAGGTTGCGGAACATGATGTCGCCCACCAACTGCATTAACTGGGGGTTGCCGCGCAGCACTTCTTGGAGCCAGGTGGCGCTTTCCTGGCGCTTGCTGGAGTAAGACGGCCCGGAATGCACGATCACGTCATAGCGGCCCTGATCCATTTTGTGGTGGACCTTGTCGCCGTTCTCTTTGGTGAAGATTTGGTTGATGCCGATCATCTCGGATTCGCCATTTTCATGGAGGATCCGCACGGTGCGCGGCGTGTCATAAATCTTGGGGATCAGGTCAACCAGGATCCGGCCAAGGTGCCGGAGTGATTTGTGGAGGTTGTCCACCAGGTGGAAGTTCGCGCTCTGGCTCTGGGTCTGCCGGGCCATGATGGCCTTGCCGGACTTCTGGTCGCCGCCAGAGCCAAGCTCGTCCTGATAGATGCCAGAGACTTCCTTGAACTCGTCCGATGCCTGCTGAACCGACTGCAGCACGGCCCCCGTCTCAGCCGTGAACGCCTGGCGCTGGGGAGCGGGAAGCGGCGAGCCCTCGTTCGACACGGGGTTGTAGGTCAGGAAGGCGTGATTGCGGGTGTTCGCGGACTCCCAGTCGGCCTGGTAGTTGTCGAGCTGGCCTTCGGCCACTACATAGGGGGCCTTGGGCGCCAGGGCGATTATTTCGGCTTCCTGGCTGCGGAGATAGTTGTAGCGGCGCTGGATGTCACGAAGGAACCGGATCAGACCCCAGCGGTGGCGCTGGCCGTCAACGATGCACTCTTGGCCGCGAACAGGGATGATGGGAATCCACTGGCCGGGCCATTCGGTGCGCTCCAGAACCTCGATACCGTTGATTTTATACCAGTAGATCGTCGGGACTTGGACGCTTCGCTTGGTGGGGTTGCCGTCCTTGTCGAGCTTAAATTTTGGATTCTTGGCCGGGAGTTCATCCTCGAATGCCGTCTCGCCATTGGCCAGCAGATAAAGGGTCTTCTCTTTCCATTCCTTCTCGAAATAATCCGCAACACGAATATTCGCGCCCTTGAACCAGTCCGGAGCCTTCATTAGGTATTCGGTGATCGACCCGATGCCCTGCGAAACCTGAGCGTTGGGCCACTTCTGCTCGAAATCTTCCTTGGTGAAGTCCTCAACGACCATCCCCCAGTCGCAATCGGAGCCATCAGGCTCGATGCCGGCCGGGTCCAGGAACACGGAATCCGGGTTAGTGATGCTCTTGACCTTGATCACCTGATCGAACGAATCGTCAGACTCGTATTCGGTGATCACGCGGAAGAACCCGTCGCCACAGGCCACCTGGTAGTCATGTGCGGTGTCCAACGCGGTATCTTCGCGGGAGTCGTAGGCGATGTGCCGAATTAGGCCCTGGTAAACCTCGGCCGTCTCCTGGGTGGCGCCCTCAGAGACAGGGTCAACGGCCACTTCTGGACGGTTCTGGCGCTGGTCATTCGTGACGAGGTTGATAATGGCCGGCAGACGGTTGATGGTCATACAGGGCCGCTGATCAGCCTGACGAGCAAGCTTGATCTCGTTCGGCCACTGCTCGCCCACCATGAATTTCAAGTCCTCGGTGCGCTGGGATCGCAGTTCGTCCTCCGCGTCCTGGACCTGGGCCAGACGCTTTCGGACCCTCTCGATGAGGGCGAGGTCCGGATCTTCCTTGGGCTTGCGCTTGGCCATCAAATAGCCTTATGGGGGTGGTGGATCGAACACGCGCTTTCCACCAGGGAAACGCGGTTCTTGAGGCTGTAGATTTCCTCGGTGTGGGTGTCGGTCTTGTCTTCGACCTTTGTCAAGCGCTGGTCCTGGGCCTGCCATTTTTCCGACAGGAGCTTGGTAATCAGCGAATGCTGGCCGCGAAGGATGACGCCCACGGCAGCGGATAGGGCGAGGACGATGGAAATCCAGTTGGCCAGAGTCATGGTTAAACCGCCGTGGAAGGGGTGATGGTCACGGTGGCGGCGGTCTTCGCTGCTTCGGCCTTCACGTCTGCGGCGAACTGGGCGAAGATGGCTTTGATGTCCGCTTCGGCGACCTTGGGCACAGCCTGGGCCGCCTTGATGTCAGCCTCGGCCTTGGCTTTCAGCGCAACGAGTTCCGCCCGGATCGCCTTCCGGTCGGCGATGAGCCACCAGATACCGGAGATACCAAGGCCGATCAGGACCCCGATGAGATACTGGAAAATGCTGCTCATTTTGCGGCCACTCCATTGAGTTTTTCAGTCATTCGGATTGCGCCCATGCCGAGCATCCCGAGCAGGAGGGGAAGCATCTGGGTCAGGTCAGCCGGAGCCATCGCCAGGGGGCGGTGAAGGATGGCGGTGATGAAGTTCGCCAGCGGCAGGCCCACCCAGTTCCATGCGCAGGCGGAACCACAGACCCAGCCCACGAATGGACGCCAGCCAGAGACGAACAGGTTGGTGCTCGCGGCCTCCACCTTATTGGTGTCGATCTGGGACTGCTGAGCGGCGATCTGGCCCTGGATGATAACCATGGCCTGGGCCATCTGATCCTTTTCGGCCTGGGTTTTGTCGGGCCAGATCTTGCCGATTACACTGGATGCCAGATCAGCGATAGAGCCGATGCCAGTAATGTCAATTCCCATCGTGGGTCCTCCGGTAATGGGACGCCATACGGGTCCTCGTCGTAGGGATCATCGGGGTCCATTCGTCCCTCATCTCTGCACCATCAGGCTGGGCCGCGAATGCGGAGCTGCGTCAACCGGGCCGGAAGCAGCGCTAACGCCGGCCAGGAACCCCTTGAGGTAGGCCAGCTCGACTTTCAGGGACGTGTTCTCGACCCGCAGCTTCGGGGATGCACACCCGAACGCCAGCGCGAAGATGGACAGAACCATGAGCGCCAGGACGGCTTCGACCCAGAAACGCTTGAGCAGCTTCATGGCTGCACCTCCTGGTAGGACCAATGGCCAGGGCCACCGGCAGCGGTGAGGGCCATGCGCCGGGGGGTTTCACCGGGGCGGGCGATGGCCAGATGGATCCAGGCCATGCATTCGAAGATGACTTGGTCGTAGGGCAGGTTGGACTTGCGCAGGATGTCGAAGGCGGCTTGCAGCGCCATGCCCTGCGGCACTAGGTCAGCAGCTCGCCCGTCAAGGTGTGCCGAAGACTTCGCCCCCCCAACCGCTTCGTTCAAAGCCTCGCTCCGGAACCCCGAGTCAACGGAAATAGGCACCCCAAGGAGTGCCCGTGCTGGTTCCAACAGGTCGCTGCACAGCGTGGCGAGGTTGTCGATAGCGTGTTGGGGAGGCGTGTTATCGATGCCCTTCCGCGAGGCCGTTTGGCTCCGCGTCAGGTCATCGAGGGTGAAATGTTCGGACATCGGCACTCCTAATAGGTCGTGATGGAGGGCCAGAGAACCAGCATGTTGGCGCAGCCAACTTCGGTCGTTGCGGAGGTGATGGCCTGGATGTCGATATCGCTCTGCGGCTGGATGATCGGCAGCAAGCCAAGGCTGATGGTGTCGGGGTTGTTGTTGGAGCTGACGCCTCCCAGATCGAATTTCAGAGCGATCCCGTTGGCCCCGGTCGTGGTGGTCAGGCGGATCTTCCCAAACTTGGCCGTCGCGGTGACATCGTTGATGGCCGGAAGAAGCTGGAAGATCATCCCGAAGAAGCCGGCCGGAATGGTGAAATTAGCGGTGCTGTCGTTGTTGTCGCCGGCCAGGATGCAGTCATAGATTAGAGCCGGGGACTGAGGGACGCCGAGCGTGAAGGTCTGGGTGGCGCCGATATAGATGTTTCCAGCAGCGGAGCCGCCAGACCCAACGGCGACCACTTCGGCCCCGTTGTTCCGCAGGCAGTTGGTGATCGTGAAAGGTCCGGTCACCCCGTCCAGCTGGGCCGCAGCGGAAACCATCGTCTGGCCGTTGAGGACAAAGACGGCGGTGTGGGGCTGGTAGGACGTGTCCAGGTAGCTGATGGCCACCTGTTGGGCGCCGGTCCCGGCCGATGCGTCCGCCGTGCTGTCCGAGCAGACCACCAGGGTATAGCCAGCAGTCGGGTTGGCCCGGACATACTGGGTGGCGCCGGCCGTGGTCGCCGGGAACCCCCAGAGATCGGCCAGGGTGGTGCCAGCCGCAGGGTTGCGCCCCGTCAGCAACAGGGGCGTCACCACATTGCGCTGGATCGCCTTGAGCAGCCCCACAGGCAGCGTGGGGAGCATGTTGTCCGTGATCAGGTTGGGCGGAAGTGCGAGTTGGATTGGCATTACGAGTCCTCCAGGTCAGAGGACCGGTTAGGCCAAGCAGATTCCGAGCAGAGCGATGTTTGCGGTGGCGGCGGCGCCCTGGCCGGTGGTGAGGCTGAAGTAGGGCATCGTCTGGGTATAGGTGAAGACGCTGGTCGCGGCGGCGGCGGTGAGCTGGGCCGAGCTGGCGACGGTCAGGGACGAATAGGCGGTGGCGGCGGCGATCAGCACGCCCGACTTGCCGGTGGTGTTGTAGGCCCCCCCCGCAGCGGTGGTGAGCGAGATGCTGGGATTCCAGGCGAGCAGGCCGGTGACGAGGAACTGGCCGCCCACAGGGTTGCCATTCAGTCCGCCCCAGTTGAACTGCTGGTCGGTCGTCACGTTCATGTTCGCGCCGAGCAGGTTGGCGCAAACGGTCTGGGTGCCGATGACGCCAGCGATGACGCCAGCGGGTTCCAGACTGGCCGCCTCATTGGCCGCCGGGACCTGAAGGGTGGTATTCAGGGGCCACCAGCAGCCCAGGGCGGTTGCGCTCTGGATGTCGCGGGGATCGATGTTGAAGGTGCCGGCGCCGTTGCCACTCACGGGGGAGTTGACGGTGACGGTCCCGGAGAACGGAAGGGTAATCGTGGAGCCCGCAGCCTGGAGGTGGACCGGGGCGATAACCTGAAGCTGGAGGGCCATGGTTGAATCCTTTGAGGACTATCCTCGGATTCAATCATGCGATTTAAAAATATAGTGGCAATGTTGCCTGTATGTGTTATCAGACCACAACTTGCCTACGTTTATGACGCTTGGTCCTTGTCTCCCACGGTGATCGTATGCGCCTGCAAATACCGGATAACACTGATGGTTAGGATTTTATAACGCGGTGTCCCCTTGGGGCCATGGAAACGCTGCACAACAAGGTCAGTGCATGTACGCGTATCCGGGTTTACGAAATGCTCCCGAAAATACCCGACCGACATCTGGTGGAGCATCCTTGCCGCTTCGCTGGGGTCGATCCAGTCTTTAGCCATTTACCGGGTCCTCATGAATGGAGCGCGTTTGAAAACTGTTTCCATCAGGTAGGCCAGGTTGTAGGCGTCCCATTCGTCATCCTGGGAACCAATGATCTTGTCGATGAACTGGACCACATGAACGCATTCATGGGCCAGCGATAGGGCGCATTGACCACGCTCCTGGCTTGGCAAGTGCATGAGGACTTCCATCGACTTGCCGTAATTGAATTCATGGGTGACCGCCGTTGGGTAGTGCGGCCGCATGTCGCACCATTTGCGTTCCCAGTGATAGAGATACTGTTTCTTGTCCTCGAACAGGAATACCTTGACGCTCAGCCAAGGGAGGTGCGGGAAGGGGATGGCAATCCTGATCGTCGGTTTAGCCACGCGCAGCCCTCACGGCTTCGTCCATTGCCTTCACTTCGGCCGGCGCCATATCCCACCGGCACGGCCGCACGAACCTGCGGTATGGGCCTCCCTCGTAGCCGTAAACGATCTCCCAGACGCCGGACGCGTCAACGTAGCCTTCCGGGTCGTTCGGGTCCAGGATCGGCGGGGTGAAGGACGGCGGCTGAATGTAGCCGACGACCTGGCCGGATTCGAGCTTCGTCTCTTTGTGCCAGGCAACGGCAACATCGGGCAGTTCTGGGAGGTGGCAGCGCCAGCACATCAGTTGTTCTCCTGGATGACGTAATACAACATGCCCGCGACGAAGGCGATCCAAAGCGCGACCCAACTCATTCCGGCTCCTTGATCTTCCAGCCTTTCGGGCTGTCAACAATCCAGATTGTTTGGCCGGCCAATTCGCCGTGGCACGTGCCACAGAGGCCGACCCAGTATTCAAGCAGGTTCTCAGCACAGGTCGCACGTTCCCATGCCTCCAGGGGCATCTTTGCGCAGCGCTGGCACATCTCCACCTTGTTGGTGCGCTTGATCGGGAGGCGAACGGGGCGCGGGAACATCAAACCGGCCCTATGTCGGGGATAAAGGAGCCAATTCCAAAGGTGCGGATTGTGCCATCCGGGTCAATGATCCGGATGTGTGTGCCAAGGTTCAATTCTGCATCTGACCAATCATGTTGGCAGTCCGGAGTTTCTTCAAAAGGGCCGATGCACCGATATGGCTTTTGGCACTTAGCGCAAACAAGTAAAGCATTCATACACATCCCTACCAGAACTTGATGACGAAATGCATGATGATTGTGCCGATGGCGGCATAGACCAGAAGCAGGAAAACTGCGTCACCTTTGCTCATGTCACCCCATCCATCCAAGCCCTTTGTTGTGGTCCAGCACGCGCCCCTGGCTTGGTTTGGGCGGCGGCTTAGGCGCCTTGGTCAGCGCCGGGAACAGTTCGGTGAGCAGCCAGACCAGAGCATCGGCCCGGTTCGGTGAGCCCTGGCCAAGATAGCCCTGGGTAGAGAATGCGGTGAGTTCTTCTTCCATCTCCGGGAAATAGCCAACGTGTGAAACCTTCCCACTTTCGTAAAGGGCGCTGATCGGCTCAGCTCGAACCACTTTCCCCCGGCTGGCAGATACGGCCTTGTAGTTCGTGCGGGGCCTAGCCGTCTGGATGGTGAACCGGACCATCTCGCCGCCAAAGTTGGACTCACCGATGATGGCGTCAGCTTCATGGCGGTCGAAGGCACTGGTTGCCACCTTCCCCCAAGTCGCCGGCCCGGCCTTTACGGTCAGGTCCTCCAGGATGTAGGCCCGGCCATCCGTCCCCAGGCCACCCACCACGATACCGATGGCGTCGTTGTCTGCATTGTCCACGTCTCCTGCCCCTGACGGGTCCACGGCGACAAGCACACGTACCAGGTCAGGGATTTCGCTACCTGTGACGCGCCATTTGTCGATGTCCGTCTCATTGAACAAGGAATTCGGGTTTTCGTCAGACCATTCTCCCCGCAGGAACCGTTTCTGCTGTCTCGCGCCGAGGCCCTTCAATGTCTTGATGTAGGTATCGGACAGGTTTAGAAGGTTATCCTCAGGGTTCATCTGGAAGTAGGCGTAATCTTCTGGCGAGTCCAGCTTCCCTTTCGTCTCGGGGTCTAGGCGCTGGTGGAACATCTTATATCCCCAGTGGCCCTTGCCTGTGGGGTTCAGATCGTAATACATCCTGACAGGCATCGGGCGCTTAACGCCGTCGATCTCCTGATCAACCTTCTGCGCCAGGCGGGTCACAGCCATGTTCCGAGATTCGAAGGGAATCTGGCTGATTTCATTGAGATAGATGGTCACGAACTCACGGCCTAGGATCTTTTCGACCCGGGCTTTGTCGTCTAGGCCACCGAACCATATCTCCGAGCCATTGGGCAACAGAGCCATCCAGTCCGTCTTATTGAGGTCGTATGGCACGTCCGGGAAGCATGTGGCCATCACCTTCGGGAACGTGTCCTGGATGATCGATGCCTTCACGTGGCTGAACCGGAACCGCAAGATGCAGTGGCGGCTGTTCTTCGCCTTGATGGCTCGCATAACCACGGCACGAACCAGCAGGTAGGTTTTGCCAGAGCGCGAGCCGCCCTCCAGCATGATGTGGGTCGCATTGCTAGCGAGGACCTTCTGCTGCGCCTTGGTCTGGGCCGGAGTGAGGCTCACAGGAGTTCATCCTCAGGAGTGGAACGCACCGTGATGCCGCCCTTTTCTTCGGGAGCGTTGCGGTTCGCATTCATCAGCGCCAGCCCCAGACTCGCCCCCTTCTGGGCCGTCTCGGCCAGGGCAGCGATGGGGCGCAGATCGTCCATGTCTGCGTCTGCGGGCAGGTTGGCAACCTGGCGTTCGAAGCGGGCCATGAGCGAAGCCGCGCCCTTCATCCCGGACCTACCACCAGCAGATGCGGACTGCGCGATGTGTTTCAGGTTGTCGGCGAAGGCCATTACGGAACTCTGTTCCGAAACGGGAAGTCGTTCTATTGCCGCTTCTACGGCAACCAATTGTGTGGCCAACTCTTTGATGTTTTCGGTCTTCCCACTGAAACGTTCCGAAATGCGGGACTTTGCTACCTTGAATTCTCGGGCCAGGGCGGACACGGATTCACCATTCGCCCGCCTCTTGCCAATCTCTCCCCATTGGCGGTCTGTGAGACTTGAGGGGCGACCAGCCATTACAGCGCCTGCCCGTTCAGATCGACCAGGGAGGTCTTCTCGTTCTTCCCCTGGCCCCGGAGGATGGTGATGATGTTCTGTGCCTCAGCGTGTGGGTCAAACTGCGTCGGAATCACCATCCCAGCCGCAGCGTAAACGTCCTGGAGGAAATCCCCCATGACTTGGCATCCGTCCATGTATTTCTGTTTGCTCAGGCTCATTTGGGCTCCTTGATGCCAAAGAATGCGTCGACCAATCCGAGCAACCGGGACAACTTCCCTGGGGTGTCGGGTTGCCAAAAAGCAGGTCCGGCGATTGGGTTCTGTTGCTCATCACAAGGGATGATGGCCGGGCCGGTGTTCTCTTCCTTCACTTGGGCAGCGAAGGCGTGGCAGATATTAGAACCATAGAGAACACCCAGCCGTAACTGATTCGAGCCCATGTTCCCGTAGGGGCTACCTGCACCACTCTGGATATAGACGCGCTCGGCCTGCTCTTCTTCGGGGCTCATGCCTAAAGTATAGGCTGAATCTAGTCGTTTGTGTAGCTTTGTGACGCTTTTGGTCCCGGCTCCACCGGGTTACCCTTTACCAAGGATGCGATTGTCGTAGGCGTCTTTCCTTTGCTTGGTCATCGCTGCGAGAATGGCTTGCCAACACTTCCCGCATATATCCAAGGATGGCAATGGCCCCTGTATCGTCCAACTGAAACGGGCTGGGCTTTTGCAAACCATTATGGATTCACCATCCCATTCGGCGTGCCCCGTCCCCTCGTCCTTGCAGATGTCACAGGTGTAATGGATTTCGGTTCGCTGGCTCATTTCTGCCTCCCTATGGGTTCGATGTCCTCCACGAACCGCACTGGCGGATCGTTCTGTGCGCCGATGCAGTAGGCTCGCTCGATTACCTCAGACACCTGGGGGCCGGTGAGATCGCTGGTGTGCAGACCCAGGACCACATACCCACCATCCAGCCCCGGGACGGTGTTCGCCATGATCTGCTCAGGGGTCAGGAGTGTGGCCGAGATAAGGTCTTTCCATCCTTCCACGTCCATGGGCCGACCATGGTATTTTACGTTGGCCTTGACGAGCTGGCCGAGGACCACGTGCATTTTGGCCGACTGCACGTTTGACCTGGTCGGCGGCTTGATGGTCACGACCCAATCGTTCGGGGTTTGCCAGATCGCCTTCACGCAATTCGCGCGGGAGGGACTAGGAGCGGCCCGGAGAATGAAATGTGCGCCCTTCATGCCAAGACACCCTTCCGCTTGTCCTGGACCTTGCTACCTCGTATTAGCGGGCATCCGTTCCCCATCTTCTCGGTGACATCCATGACGGTCCACTCGATGAACTTGGGGATGCCCAGTTCGTGGAGCTCCATCGAGCCGGATTTGCGGTAGTAGAGCAGGTGGTTTCTCCGGTCGATCCGCACGATTTCCCGGGTGGGGCCTCCCGTTCCGAGATACACGCATCCCTGCTCCAGGTCGATAGACTTGATCTTCGTGCTCATTATGAAAAATCCTCCGTGAGGTAGGAAAGTGGCGCAGGGGTGGCAAACCCGGAATCCTCCGTGGTCTGCCGTTCGAGTTCGATGTATCGGGTGATTTCAGGCTTGAAGCTGAGGGGCAGCGTCATGCAGGGCCCTGACCGATGCTTGGCGATGATGAGATCGGTATTCGTCTGGGTCATGTTCCGGTGAATGAAGATCACCATGTCTGCGTCCTGCTCAATGCAACCGGAGTCCCGCAGGTCCGAAAGCTGGGGACGGCCGGCCTGGCGCTTCTCTACCTCGCGGTTGAGCTGGGATAGCAGAACCACGGGGACGTGGCGATCCTTGGCCAGCAGTTTCAGGGAGCGCGTGATATCCCCGATGCGGACCGTTTCGCTCTGCCCCTTGACGCTGGCCACGCTGGTCAGGAGCTGGAGGTAGTCGATCACTAGCAGGTCAAGTTTCCCGTGCCGGCCAATGATCCGATCAACCTGGGCGCAGATTTCAGGCACCGTGATCTTTGCCCGATCCGAGACATGCAGCGGCAACTCATCAACCTCCATTTTCCCCTGGGCGAACAGCCGGAAGGATTCTTGATCGTGTTCCTCGATCATCTTCCGGGTATCCACGCCGCTCTTGTCGGAAACCAGACGGTTCCAGAGTTCTTCCTTGGGCATTTCTAGGCTGAAGAACGCGGCCCGCTTTCCGTTCATCCCGGCCCGCAGAAGCCAGTTCATCGCCAGGGCCGATTTCCCGATGCCTGGGCGGGCCGCCAGGACGATCAACTGGCCCGGCTGGAGCCCATGGGTCAGGCCATTGAATCGGGGCCACCCGTGCAACCTGGTGCCCATTACGGAGCGTCCCTCGACTTTGTCCAGCATTTCGGCCAGGGCATCGTCGCTGAAATTGGCAACTGGCTCGATGTTGCCCTTGTCGCTGCTCTGGGCCATGGCGGAAAGACTGGCGGATGCTTCGGCGACAACCTCAAGCGGGTCTGTGTCTGCCGCCGTCTTCAAAATCCGATACCCGATGGCTTGGAGTTCCCGCTGTTTCCGTGCCGTCTGGAGGTAGCGGATCAGGACTTCCGGCCGGCCGACTTCCTCAGCTTCCAGGATCGAGTGAAGGCCGGTGATATCCCCCACGATGTTGAGCGTCCCCTGGGCCGCGAGCCGGGTCCGCAGGGTGAGGGAATTGACTTCCTCCCCTTCGGAAACCAGGGAGCGCAGCGCCACGAAAACGGCTCGGTGGGACGGGACCAGGAAATCATGGTCCTGGAGGGTGGGGACCAGCACGGTGGCCGCATGTTCAGCACCCGGGGCACAGAGAGTGGCGATGGTGGAACGCTCGGCTTCAGGGTTCTCCGGGACGGGGATCACATGGCCTCCAGTAAGATCGGTTGCTGCTGTTTGGCCTTTTCATCGGCATGAGCAATAGCTTCCCTAGCCAAGGGGAGAAGTTGCCGGTATGGCTTCTTCTCGGGCCCGTAGAACGTGGAAACGTGCATGATCGCTTGGTCGCGGTATTCCCAGGCGTCCTTGATCCGAGATTCTAGAGTCGGGTATTGCTCAGCCTTGGCATAGAGCAGCCCACACCCCCTGAGTTCCCTGGATGTGGCCTCCCCTGAATCGATGATCCGCTGGAATGCACGTGCGGCCTGAGCGAAGGATCCCTTGTGGGCCTTCTCCCCTCGGATCTCCTTGGGCCAGGAATCAAATACCTTCAGGACATCAGATTCGACTTCCGGGGAGCAATCCAGGTCAACCTTTCTCTTCCGGCCCCCCTTGGGGGGTAAGGGGGGTACTTCTTTTGTATTGATTGTGGATTGTGGATTGGGTTCACTCGACGTTGACTCGACGTTACCCATGTGGTTCACCAGAAGTGAACCTTGTGGTAAACCATCTGGTAAACCATGTGGTTCTTTTGGACGTCCTCCGAGCTTCCCAATCTTGATTCTGGACTCACGGTATCCCTCGGCTTCGTTCCTCATGTCCTCCCCTTGGGAAAATCCCTCGGAAAGGGGGAAGGACGACTCAGGGCGTAACTTGCCCCCATTCATCCCAAGGGAAAGGCCGCAAAGGAACTGCGCCCGCTCGACATCGTCAACCAGTGCAGCGAAACCTGCGTTGAACGTGTCCAGGTTGAGACGCAGATTCCAAGTCCTAGAACGTGCCATTGGTTTACCAGTGGTTCCCCACCCTATTCCCTGTTGGTCGCGCTTCCCCGCACTGGGGAACAACATGGAATAGGGTGGGAGGGGGGAAAAGATATGATTACCCAGGCGCGACCCTGATACTTATATTATAGCCCTATGCCGGTTTGGCGTCAAGCATTTGCTGCGGTTCACCGGCGAGACGGGACGCGCTTTGCAGCTTCGACTTTGCGGCCAAAAGGTCTGTGACGGCGCGGTTTACGAGGGCTCTGGCAGTTCCGTCCGGGACTTCAAGGGCGGACGCCTGAACGGTGATCTGGGCCACGATGAGGCTGGCTTCACGGCAATTCATGATTTTGCCTTAACCCGGCCATTGGCGTCTCGAATTGAAACATTCTCGGTTCCGAATTTCGCCTTGAGCCAGTCCGCGCACAGCGCCAGGATCATCCCGTATTCCTCGACCTGATCCGGCGTATATCCCTGCGCCT